TGGTGTAGTTTGCCTACTGCTGTTTTCGACACCTTGTTCCAATCTGCCGGTGTAGCATCGTCTATAGATTTGTAATCAGTCCACTCGTTCTGCATACTCTTCCTCTAACTCTTCGTGAAATTCATCTAGTTTGCGTAGAAGTTTGTCTTCAAATCTGTCTAGTATATCTTCAGCAGAAATCTGAAGGGCTTCCAGAAGATCGTCAGGATCATACAACCGCAACAACCGCTCCTTAATTTCTTCTAGTGTCAGAGACATAATCAACCAACTCCTTAAGCGTATCTATATTATACCATAAAATCTCGTGTTTGTCACACCATTGAGCCATAGTAAGTTTGGTACTTTTACTCACTTTCTGATTGGGCTTCATCAGCACAAAGATGAGTTCTTGCGTCTCTGGCAGACACTGAGAGATCGCTCTATACTTCTGCGTGTCTCCTGCTCGAAAATATCCTTTGCACTCAACGAGGTACGTCCGTCCTCTGTACTCGTACACAAAGTCTGGTGTGTACTTTCTTTCGATCCTGTACGGGATTTGGAACGGCTCGTAGCTAAAGCCAAATGGTTGTAACTGCGTTGCAACATCTTTTTCAAACTCCGACCTAAAGTTACCTAGCTTGGACTTCCGCGACCTTCGGCTCATTGACCACCTCTGTTAAGTATCTTGGCCCACTTGAGTACAGGAACGTTCTTACTCCGGGCCAGCAAATATGCTTGTAAGGACAGTAGGAACAACCAACGGCGAGCTTTTGATTGCCACTTTTGCCATCTGGTACGGTTTCGTGGCAGTGCTCCGGTGCCTCTGGCTGCTCTACGAGCTTTTTTACGCGCTCTATGTGCTCCTCTATGTCGTATGAAATCTTGTCGTACACAGGAGCCTGAGTGTCCTCAGAGTCGTACATCAGGTAAGTCAGATGCCCGTTCTGTTTGTCCATCGCTAACCAGCCGAACTTAGTCTCGTGTTCTGAATGTGCATATCCCTTAATTTGAGCAACGTATCCAAACGGGTCATCATAAGCCAGACTTCCGTCTTTGAATTTCTTAAACCCAAAACTCGACACAGATTTAATATCAGTGACAACACCATCAATTTTGCAGTCCATAGACCCCGTAATACCCGCGACTTCGCATTTCTTTTGTTCATCTGTCACCTCGTGTCCTGATAGTCTAGTTAAGAAAAGTAGCATCTCTTCAATCAGATGCCCGTACATAAACTTGACGTACGTATTAGGGGTCATCTCCTCCTGTACGTCTGGGTTATTGACCACGTTCCAGAGATAACGATCGTCGCGCCCGATGTTGGACATTCGTAGCTTGCGTCCATCACGCTTCTCTGTGAACAGGTTGGTCATCAGCCGCTTGCAGTTCTCACCAAAGCGCTCAATCTCGTCGTATAGATCGACACCCTCCGCTGGTTCTTTTTCAGCAACCACCTTGTAAATGTCGTCCACCAGTGAGTAGAGTTTGTTCATGCCGCGTCCTTATGGTGGTTGATCCACCGTAGCTTACGTGTTGCGGGGTCAAAGCCGATGATTCTGACGCCCTTCTCTTTTTGGTCTTTAGTTCTAGTGTTGTGAATCTGAGACTTGTAAAGGGTTTTAATATCAATCAAGATACACTCACCGTCTTTCCATGCCACCATATCAGCAAAGCCTGTGGCTCCGGGGTTCAAGAACACCTCGTATCCGTTGTCCCATAGCCAAGTCACTGCGTAAAACTCTGCAACGTCTCCCACTCTATTGCTGTCTGTTATCTTCATCAGTGTGTCTCCGACCACGTTGATCCAACTTTGTACTCTCCGTCGAGTGGGCATTTGAGTTCAAAAGAAATGCCAGCCGCCTTGATGCACTCCACTGCGAGCCAGCCGAACTTCTCTGCTTGTTCTGTAGCCACCTCCGATTGTATCTCGTCATGTACGTTCCCCACAAACTTGTAGTCAATCCCGTGCTGTGTAGCGTAGTCATCCAGAAGCACCAGAGCCTTCTTCATAATGATCGCACCAGCCGCCTGTAGCAGTGTGTTCAGTGAACTATGTTCTGATCTGACCCAGAGCTTTCGTCCGTCGAGTCCTTTGAGGTAACCCTTCCTAGACGCCTGTCCAACTCGTTCTCGTAGAGTTTCAAGAGAAGGTGTATTTCGTAGAAAGCGTGTCCTAAGCGCATACCCATCTCTTGCAGTTCCTCCGACGATGCTTCCAATCTTGGCGTCCCCTGCTCCGTAGAGGAAAGCGTAGATGAAAGTCTTTGCCTGAGGTCTTGTTGCAAGTCCTGCAGCAGTTTGATTTCTGGTATGAATATCGTCTCTAAGCAAGACATTTGTAAACTCCTCGTCGCCCATGTAGTGAGCGAGCATCCGTAGTTCTAGTCCACTGGCATCGACACCAACCAGCTTGCGTCCTTCTGGTACAACCCAACAGTTACGGCACTCTTCACCGTACTCAGAGTTTACTGACGGAACCTGTGCCATGTTGGGAGTCTGGTGTGTCATGCGACCAGTGACAGCACCGTTGGTTGTGACTCTCCCGTGTACTCTACCGTCGTCCCGTACGTGCTCCAACCACGAGTTTACTTGGGCGTACCGCTTTTGCAGTAAGAGGTACTCCAAGACTTGAGCCGCTTCGGAAACATGATGGTTCTCTTTAAGCGTCTTCTCATCAACAACTGGTTTGCCCGTCGCAGTGAGTTCCGTCCATACTGCGCCCTTAGCTGACAGTCGTTCCGCAACTTGTTGCCGTGATCCCACGTTGAATACAGTGACCTTATCTTTGAGCCGTTTGCCTGTCTTCTCTGAATATCGCTCCTCAACAATCGGCGGGAAAAGCGCCTGTAGATCACTTTCAATTTCATTCATGCGCTCCTTGAACTTGGCGCACAGAATGTGGCACAAGCGTTGATCCAGCAGCCACCCGTTGCGCTCCTGTTGCTGTATGATCCACTGTACCTCATGTTCAAGATCAATGCTCTCCTGAGAGAATCCGTCTAGCTCAACCCGTAGCCTGTTGTACACAGCCTCAGTCAACTCTACGTCACGTATGCAGTAGTCGATCATAGCCGGTGTAAGCTGTGACCAGTCCTCGTGATCGCCCTTAGCAAATCCTAGGATGTTGCCCCAGTTTCGCAGAGAATGACCACCAGACCTACTTGGGTCAGCCAGACGGGACAGGATCAGCGTATCAGTGACCATACTCCTGTCAAAAGTAAAATTCCAAAGACGCTCGACCACAGGAACATCAAAGCCAATTCCGTTGTGGAATACGAACTTAGCCGGTGCTTTACGCGATACATAATCCTTGAAATCTTTTTCATTGCATATCACCTCACTCTCTAGGTTGTGTCGGCAGACTGCACACCAGATGGTAGTAGCGTCTAGTCCGTCAGTTTCAATGTCACAAAAGACGATGTTCAAAACTCTGTCTCCGGTGGGTTAGGGTTAGCGCACTCGTGGATGCGTCCAGTGTGCTTGTCGTACCGTAGCCAACAAGCGGGTCCAGTTTCACCAGAGTAACGGTTCTTCAGGATGCGTACTGTCGTTGTGTTCCTGAGATCCTCATCTTGGTTCTGCTGGTCACGCTCCATACCGATGACAATATCGGATAGCTGTGCAATGCTCTGGCTACCACGCAAGTCCTGCAGGCTGATGCGTCCTCCGTCCTCGTGTGCTGTGCCTGATGACCGGCGTAGGTGCGACACCAAGAAAAGCGTAATGCCTGTCTCTGCCACCAGTGTGCGCAGCTTGGTCATTATTTCATCGATGGCCTTACGCTCATCGCCGTTCTCTTGAGAAGAAACAACGATTGATAGGTGGTCAAGTATGATATATCGGCAGTCGCAAGCCTTTGCCATGTGCCGAACTCTGCTGAGTAGCTCATCTGCTGACGTTGATCCCCAGTGATCGAACAGATAATATCTTCCAGACCCCATCGTCGATTCCCAATGCGGTCTAAGTGCATCCGCAGGAGTGTCTTCCTCCAAATGGAGCCTTCTAGATGCCGCCACCGACATGATACCAAGAGCGGTTGTTGCGACATCCTC